GAGATCCAACGCAACCGCGATATGATTCACGACAACCAGAAACACATCAGCATCATTGAAGATCGCATGGCGAGGAAGTGATGGAAGTGGTCGACCTTTTTTTTAAGGCTTGGCCGGTTCTGTTGGCGATCATCACGCTTATTGTTGTGTTGTCCAAACTTGACCTACGAGTGGCCGTTCTTGAAGAAAAAATGAAAGCCGCGTGGGAGCAAATAAACAAGGCAAAAAATGGCTGACTTCACCCCCGCCTTTGAAAAAATGATCCACGATGAAGGTGGGTATCAGTTGACCGACATCCCGGGTGACCGGGGAGGGCAAACGTATGCAGGAATCGCACGAAAACCAAACCCAGACTGGGCAGGATGGCAACATATTGACCGCAAAGACTTTGGGTCGGCCACGCCTTTGGTCCGAGAATTCTATAAAACAAATTTTTGGGATCGTGTCAGAGGTGATGAACTCACGAATCAAGCAATCGCAGAAACCATCTTCAATTTTGCAGTCAACACCGGGGTCGGGGTTGCCGCCAAACTTGCCCAATTGATTGTTGGTGTTACTCCGGATGGTGCGATAGGTGCGAAGACAGTTGAGCGATTGAACATTTCGACGACGGAAAAGTTTTTGCCTGCATACGCTATTGCAAAAATTAGTCGGTATGCACAGATTTGCAACAAAGACAGATCCCAATCCAAGTTCCTTCTCGGATGGATAAACCGCACCTTGCAAGGACTCAAATAATGGACTTAATTGGAATAGGGTCAATAATTGAAGGGGTGGGCAAGGTCGCGGGTGACCTCATCACAACGGACAAGGAACGGCTTCAGATGGCGCTGGAAGACCGGAAATTGGACTTGGAAGAAAAGAGGATTGACCAGACAACCGATCTGGCGCAGGTTGAAGTCAATAAGATTGAAGCGGCGAGTTCTAGCGTATTTGTCAGTGGGTGGCGGCCTGCTGTGGGGTGGATTGGCGTTCTTGGGTTGGCTTACCAATTTCTCGGCTACCCTCTGATGCAGTGGGTCTGGGCTTTTGGGCAAGGGGTCGATATAATTCCCAAAGGGCTTCAACCGCCGCCAGATCTTCAAGTCGAGCAACTCATGACTCTTTTGGCCGGCCTTCTTGGATTTGGCGGGATGCGGTCATTTGAGAAAAGTAAAGGGGTTGCATCCAAATGACAACCGCATCTGTGATGACGTATGACTCCTTGGCGGAAGACATTCAGTCCTATTTGAACCGGACGGATACGGCGACCATCGAAAAGATCCCGCTCTTTATCATGTTGGCCGAGCAGATTATTGCGAGCCAGATTAAGTTTCTGGGCAACCTGACGGTGAATTCCAGCACGATGGTTGCGAGCAACGCGATCATTGACAAGCCTGCCAGATGGCACAAAACAGTTTCAATGAACGTCTTGGTGGCTGGCGAGCGGTCGCCAATCCTGCTCCGCAAGTACGAATATTTGCGCGAATATTGGCCTGACGCTACGCAGACTGGTGTGCCGGTGTATTACGGCGATTACGACTACACGCACTGGCTGGTGGCTCCTACGCCTGCCAGCAACTACACGTTTGAGGTGTTGTACTACGAACGCCTTCAACCGTTGGACTCAACCAATCAGACGAACTGGTTCACCATTTACGCCCCGCAGGCGTTGCTGTATGGATCGCTGTTGCAGGCTATGCCCTATATCAAGAACGACGAGCGGTCGATGATGTGGAAGGCGAACTACGATCAGATCATGCAGACCCTAAAGCAAGAGGACGTTCAACGGATCGGTGATCGTCAAGCCTCAGTATTGGATACCTGATCATGTCATACAACTCGCCATTTACCGGCAACGTCATTCAGCCGACTGACGTATCGTACAGTCGTATTGTACTGACAACTGACCTACAGTTGACATGGCCGATTAACGGCTCACTGACTGATGATTCTGCCGCTCGAATCATGGAGGTATCAACAGCGTCTACGGCAAACGAGTTGTGGATGCCGCCAGCGAATCAGGCTTCCGTTGGGCAGGATGCGTTGATCCGTAACGTAGGTGGGGTTACCTTAACGGTTAAAGATTATGCTGGGCTGAACACAATTGTTACGGTTGCCGCTGGGCAGGCGCAATATATTTACATTACGGCAAATGCTACGACGGCTGGGACATGGGGCATCATCGCTTTTGGCATTGGTTCTTCTGGTGCTGATGCCGCCACTCTTGCTGGTTATGGTCTGTTGGCAATTGGTCAGACGCTCAATCAAAGTCAGCCGGTCACGACGTTCTCAAGCAATTACACAGCAGTAGCGGCAGACCGCTCGAACACTTACGTTTGGACGGGCGGGGCTGGCACGATCACGATGACGCTGGCTTCAACGCTTGCTGACAACTGGTTCATGTTCTTGCGTAACAGCGGAACTGGCGCTCTGACGGTTGCGTGTAGCGGTGGCAACACAATCAATGGATCGGCAACGATTGTTCTTCAGCCGGGGGATTCCTGCATCATCGTTTGTAGCGGGACGACGTTTTACACCGTAGGGCTTGGTAAATCGACCCAGTTTGCGTTTACGCAGTTATCCAAAGCCGTTACTACTGGAACGTACACGCTGACGGCCAATGAGGCTTCTAACGTCATTCAAAAGTACACCGGAAGCCTGAGTGGTAACGTCACAATCATCGTGCCTTCAACGGTGCAGGTGTACTACATCGTCAACGCGACCACTGGGCCATACACCGTTACAATTTCAACTGGATCGGGTGCAAGCGCAATTTTGACGGCAGGCTCGCAAGCCACGTTGGTTTGCGACTCGGTCAATCTGTTTAACGCCAATACGATTCTGGCTGGATCGTCGACGGTGAGTTTGAACAATGGATCGGTCGGTGCGCCTTCGTTAAATTTCTCTGCCGAAACCACTACGGGCGTGTACCGCGCCGCATCTGGAGAATTTGACATTGCTATCCTTGGCGTGAATTTGTTCGCCCTGACGGCAACCGGCTTGAACATCAATGGCACTGGCAACTTCACTGGTGGGGTGTCTGGTGGCACGTTCCCATGACCAAAAAAGTCTTTGCAATTGATACTCAACCCGGAATTCAACGGGACGGTACTGTTTTTGACCGTATTGCCTATAACGACGGGCAGTGGGTGCGATTCCAGCGTGGTCGGCCCCGTAAGGTTGGTGGGTATCGTTCGATCACGCAGTTTGCTACTGGCTTGTCTCGCGGAATGTACGTCAACTCTGTTGACGGGATTAACCAAGTATTCAGCGGGTACAGTTCGGGCCTTGAAGTCATCAACATTGACAATTTGGGCATCGGCTCTGGCATCAATCAGTTCACCTTCACAGGCATCGCGCTGACGCTCAACACGCTTGTGGGAGGCTCGCTATACACCAATGGCACCTATACCAATGTAACCCTCACCGGAGGCTCTGGAACGGGCGCTAAGGCCACCATTGTGGTGTCTGGGGCGGCTGTTACTTCTGTAACTCTCACGGCTGGTGGAAACGGGTACGTTGTAGGCAATACGTTGAGTGCTACCGCCGCGAGTATTGGCGGAACGGGTAGCGGGTTTTCTATCAAAGTGGCAACGATAGACAGCGGGTTTACGGTCAACGATCTTAACCTTTGGCAATTCGATTCGCTTTTCGATTCGCAAGGGAGTGGCAACCAACTCCTTTTAGCGCATCCCGGTCGCAACTTGGCGCAGATAGATCAAACAGTCAACACGCCGGTTTTGGCTGGGAACATTGCTGGCACGGTTTTACAGCCCTTGAGGGATACCAGCGGGGCCACTCCAACCGGCGACACAATCTCGGTCTCTGGTGGTGTGTGTGTTTTGCACCCTTACGTTTTTGTCTACGGTGACAACGGTTTGATTAAGAATTGCGTTGCAGGCAATCCATTTGACTGGAACGGCGCAGACGCAAACGAGACCAACGCGGCTTCAACTAAGATTGTCAAAGGTTTACCTGTTCGAGGCGGATCAAACGCGCCGTCTGGTTTGTTCTGGGCGTTGGACTCTTTGATTCGGGTTTCTTATACCCCAACAACAATTACGGTAGGTGGTACGCCAAGCACGTTCTATTGGCGCTACGACATTATCTCAAGTCAATCATCAATTTTATCTAGCCAGTGCGTGATTGAGTACGACGGCATCTATTACTGGATTGGCGTTGATCGTTTCCTATTGTACAACGGCGTAGTCAAAGAAATCAAAAACACGTTTAACCAAAACTATTTTTTTGACAATTTGAACTACGCGCAAAATCAAAAGGTATGGGCGCAAAAGGTTCCTAGATTTGGTGAAATCTGGTGGTTTTACCCTTCTGGAGAATCAGAAGAGTGCAATGACGCAATCATCTACAACATCAGGGAAGATTGTTGGTATGACGCAGGCGGGGCAGACGGAGCGCGGCGCAGTGCGGGGTACTTTTCTCAGGTGTTTCACTATCCAATTGCCGCAGGCGTGGTAGAGAGTGAGCAAGTTTTAATTTTTACCGCAACAATCATCACCAACTCGACGACTACAATAAAGGTTCCGGTCAATAACCAGATTGCTATTGGTCAGGTAGTGATTGCTAGTAACATCCCAACGGACGCAACGGTGACGGTGATTGTTCCGAGCGCCACGGTAGGATACTTTGATGTTACGATTAGCGCGGCGGCGACCACTTCGGCAACAGTGATTGCGACTTTTAACACCAAGGCAGGCCAGATTATTTTTTGGCAACACGAAATTGGTACGGATGAAGTCATCGACACCACCTCGAACGCTATTGAAAGTTCGTTTGAAACATCTGACCTTGGCTGGGTTGCTGGTGGTCCGTCACAAACGCAACCAGTTGGTGACAATGTTGCGTTGAATCTAGAACGGATTGAGCCTGATTTTATTCAGAGCGGTACGATGTCATTTAAAGTGACTGGCAGGCCGTATGCTCAATCTGAGGACGTAACGTCTGACCCCTATTATTTTGAGCCAGACACTGGCAAAATTGACTTGAGGGAACAGCGCCGAGAGATCCGATTGATATTCACCAGCAACGTGCAAGGTGGAAATTATCAATTAGGTAAGGTGCTTTTGAACGCCGATATTGGCGACGTAAGGCCAACGTAATGGCTCTGCCTCTTGTCTATGACCCACGGTTCCAGACGTTTGAATCGTGGGCTTCGCTGATGTGCGAAGCGTATGCAGGTCAGCAGTTGGCGGTGCCAAACGCGAAAACTGATTGGAAGGAATGGGCCGCTGGCTTGAAAGCTATTGACATCTTCACAAACGAAGGTATTCCCGGCCCGTATATTTATGAGGACTGGCAGGACTGGGCGGCGGCGCTAGTCGGCGCAATAAATCAGAAGGTTGACTGATATGTCGTTTACCACAACGCCAGATTTCCTACGGAATTACCTAATTAATCACGCCAACATCGACGCTACTCAGATGAGCGACGATGAGATGCTCGCTACGGCGATGCAGATCAGTGGTGAGGTTGGCAGGTATCATTCTCCGGCTCCCGCGCCAGAACCAGCCCCGGTACCCGCGCCGGAGGTTGTTGCTCCTGCTCAATCTTACGAAGTTGAAGACACGCGGTCTGGGCCTGTGGGTGGTTTGGCCGCTGTGTCACAACCAATCGTTGAAGAATCATCTTCGACTGTTGATGAGCCGGCACCAAGCGGGAACTTAATTTTAAGTTATTCACCGCCAGAGCAATCAGCGTCGGTTTACGAACCCTATCAGTATTATTACGAACCCTATCAATATTATTACGAACCCTATCAGTATTATTACGAACCACCACCTCAATACATCTACGAACCGCCTCCTCAAACTTATTACGAACCCCCCCCGGTTTACGAGCCGCCTCGGGTTTATGAACCACCTCCGGTTTACGAGCCGCCGCCTGTTTATGAGCAACCACGGGAACAGCCGGTTGTAGAACCTCCGCCTCCTGTTGAGCCTCCGCCCCCTGTTGAGCCGCCGCCGCGTGTTGAGCCGCCTCAACCCGAACCGCCGCCTCCAGACGTTGAGCCGCCACCTCCTAGCCCCCCTGTAGAAACACCGGGGGTTCGAGATAATTTTGAGCAAACAACGCCAACCGTTGGAGCGCCAGCAGATACAGCGGTTGTCGATTATTCGCCAATCGGTTCGGAGGCGTATTCACCAAATGTCATTGAACCTGTAAAGGCTACGGCACCAATTTCGCCTGTTGCAGACGCAACCACTGAGACGCAACCGACAAGCACAACGCTTCCGTCAATTACTGACTACAGGGGGAATCAATACGACGGCGCACAGGTTTTGAATCTTGCTCGACAGTTGGCCGAACACGCTGGTCCGATGTCTGGCGGCGTGTTTGAAACAACGGACGCAAACATTGGTTTTGCTTCTGAGGAAGCAAACAAACTACTTGGACGGGATGCAAGCACCGCAGAGCAGGTGTTGCTTGATATGTCGCGGCAATTGATTCAAGCCGGGGTAACCGACTTAAATGAAATTCGCGGTGGCGATGTTAAACAAAACGTAAACGTCTATCAAAATGACGATGGCGTTTATTTAGCAAATCTCGCTTCTGATCCATATAATTCAGAAGCACCTGCTCATGTACGGCCACTTACTGCTGACGAAGTAGCAAGAGTTAAAGTTATAGAACACCAAGCCGCTGGAGAACAAGACGCTTGGACGCAACGTGTTGTTGAAGATTTTACAGTTGGACGCGGAATTTTTGCTGGAGACAAACCTTTAACGCAAACGCTGGCAACAAGTGATCCGCTGTCGTACACCATCGGTCAGACCTACACCGGCGAAGGCGGAACAGATTATCAATTAAAGTTTGATTCAACGACAAATAAACCAATTGTAACGGCGAACGGGTTTTCAACGAGTGATGCTGGCTTGATCATGCCAGTCATCATGCTTGCGTCAAACTTCCTGATGCCGGGAGTTGGGTCGGCGCTGACAAGTTCGTTGGCATCTGCTGGGCTTGGTCAAGTTGCGTCTCAAGTAGTGTCGAGTGCAATCATCAGCGGTGTTACCAGCGGGGTGATGGCGGAAGCTACCGGCGGTGATTTTGGCGACGGGTTTTTGAAAGGTGCATTGACGGGGGCAATTTCTGCCGGTGTGGCACCGACAATTCAGACGGCGTTGCCATCGGATCTGTCCCCGATTGTTTCAAACACGTTGACTAAAGCAGGAACGGCGGCGGTTACTGCGGCGGCATCCGGGAAAGACCCCGGAGATGCGCTTACTAATTCGTTGCTTAGTTCTGCCGTTTCTGGCGGTTTGTCAGTGTTGTCTGATCAAGTAAATATTAGCTCAGGTGAAGCCAAAGTTTTAAGCAGTTCTTTGAGTCCAATTGTCAGCGAACTTGTGACTACAGGGAAAGTAAGCGACAACGCGTTGCTCCAAACCGTGTTGATGGCTGGTTCGACTATTCTTGCCAACACCGATTCAAACGCAGTCAAAGATCCGGTTACCCTGAAGGTGGGTGATGAAACCAGTAGTACAACAGGTGCGTTGACATCAATACTCAATGACCAAGACATTGAGGACATCAGCGACATAGCCACTGGTGATACAAACCAAAAAGTTACCGGCGCGTTGAGTTTGCTGTCAAATAACAAGGTTGGGAACGAAGCTATTGACAACACAACAAAAGCCGTTGGGTCTGTTCTAAATAGCAAAAACCTAGATCTTGTCACCAAGTTAACTTCTGATTCGGATGTTGACAAGGTGACGGGCGCTCTTACCCTGCTGGGCAACAAGGATTACGGAAATGAGACGGCAAACAATATTGCATCGTCAATTACCGCTGGACTTGGAACGCTTGGGACTGCCGCCGCGATGGGGAACAAGCTAACTGGGTTGACCAAGTTTTCTGGACCCAAGGTCAGCACAAGGAGAGCCAACTTGACGGGTGCGCTTGGTGTCAACAAGACTTCAACAAAAGTAGCTCCGAAGACGGTAGCAAAAACCAACCTAAGTCTGGCAAAATCGGTACCAAAGTTCAATCCTAGTTTGGCGAAAACTTCGGTTGCGGCGAAGACAGCCCCGAAGAAAATTGACATATCGAAGTTAACGCCAGTCAAAACTACTGCCGCTCCTCCCAAAAAGATGGATGTCAGTAAACTCAGACCGTTGAAACAAACTACGAAGGTAGGGTAAATCATGGCAATTTTGGAAAAACGCAAGTCGGTCAATCAGTTGCCACGATTTGAGCGGTATCAGGAC